GGCGGTAATCTCGTTTCAATTACACTGCAAAAAAACGCTATAAAAACAACCCACCAAAAAAGTACTGCCATTTTGTCACGCATTTTTTTATTATCCCTATAAAAGCAGTTATTTTGCTTCAAATTAATAATGACACAATGGCAGAACTTACAAAAGACCAAAAGAAACAATGGGCTAAAGACCTATATCTATCCGATCAGAATCTTACACAAAAAGAGGTAGCTGAACGCGTGGGTACATCTGCTGTAACTATGAATAGTTGGGTTGATAAAGGAGGTTGGAAACAATTGAAAGAATCGCTATTGGTTACGCGTGAGTCTCAATTGCGCAGGCTGTATTTACAGCTTGATGAATTGAATACTGCTATAATGAGTAAGGGAGTTGGAAAACGATTCGCTGACCCGAAAGAGGTAGAAACTATTCGTAAGCTCACCAATGCCATCAAATCATTAGAGAATGAGTCAAGCATTGCCGACATAGTAGAAGTTTGTAAAAGACTACTCAACTGGTTGCGTCCTATCAATCCTATTCTTGCAAAAACGGTTGCCGGTGTTTTCGACGACTTTATTAAATCAGTTTTGAAAAAAGCATAACAATGGCACCTATTAAAGCTACAGACAAACAAGCCGTAAAAGATTGGGATGCGTATCTACTTAGTTTTGTGGAAGGTGTAGAATCCGAACAAAACGAATCGCCAAAAGCGAAAGAGAAACGCATTGAAAAGCTCGAAGGTAATTTTGAGGAATGGAAAAAATACTATTTCCCAAAATATTGTTTTGCCCCTGCAGCTCCTTTTCATATAAAAGGATCACGTCGCATACTCAATAACCCTGAGTGGTACGAAAGCCGTGTTTATGCTCGGGAGTTAGCTAAGGATACAGTATGTATGATTGAAACGCTATTTCAGGCACTTTCAAAATATCGCCCTGAAATAAGAAAACGTAACAATATACTTATTTCCAACAGTTACGATAAAGCTTGTAAGCTGCTAAAACCATATAAAATAAACCTCGAAAAAAACGAGCGACTTATTGCTGATTATGGTATTCAGCAGTTGCCTGGTAATTGGAGCGATGGAGACTTTACCACTACCGGTGGTATTTCATTTATTGCCGTTGGTGCTGGTCAGTCTCCACGTGGTAGCCGTAACGAAGAGGTAAGACCAGATAAAATTATCATTACCGATATTGATACCGACGAAGACTGTCGGAACAAAGATATTATTGACAAACGGTGGGAATGGTTCGAGGGTGCAGTATTTCCTACTCGTTCGGTTTCAAAGGACTTTCAGGTTATTTGGTTGGGTAACCTTATTTCGGAGGATTGCTGTGTGGCGCGCGCCATGAAGATGGCCGACAAGGTGGACATTGTAAACCTCGAAGATGAGGAAGGAAACAGCACTTGGCCGGGCAAAAATAAACCCGAACATATTGCACGTATCAAGAGCAAAATAAGCACAAAAGCCTATCAACAGGAATATATGAATAATCCGCTTAGTGAGGGCGATATATTCAAAGAATTGACGTGGGGTAAATGTCCCCAGTTGTCAACAATGCCATATGTAGTGAATTATGCCGATCCTTCACCTTCCAATAAAGAAAAACAAAAAAAGGGAGTAAGTTATAAAGCTCAGTTTTTGGTTGGCTATAAGGACGGCAAATTCTACATATACACCGGATATTTGGAACAGGTGGTTCAATCGGTTTTTGTACAGTGGTTTTACGACATACGTGACTATGTTCGCGGACGTTCACAGACATACAACTATGTTGAAAATAATAAGCTACAAGACCCATTTTTCGAGCAGGTATTTAAACCCATGTTTCATGCCATTGGCAAAATCAAAGGTTTTTTAAATATAACTCCTGACGATAGGAAAAAACCGGATAAAGCTACACGCATTGAGGGAACGCTTGAACCACTGAATCGTAATAGTCAACTAGTTTTCAATATCGACGAAAAAGACAATCCGCATATGAAGCGATTGGCCGAACAGTTCCGACTTTTTAGTATGCAACTGAAAGCCCCTGCCGACGGACCCGATTGTATAGAGGGAGCAGTATGGATACTAAACGAGAAAATAACAGCTATTGCACCGGGAGATTGGAAATCATGGAGTAAGTCACCAAATAAAAAACGAATATAAATTTTAAACACACGGAAAAATGAAAAAACTAATCAATTTATTAATCGCATTAAACTATCGTCGTAAGGTTCGCAGAATGAATCGACTTACTAAATTCAAGTATTTCAAAAAAGCCTGTCGGGAAGCGAACCGACTATCAAAAGAAAACGACGGAAAACGCTTTCGTGTATTCCTTTTTGATGAGTACCGGGTATGGAGCCGCGATGATATTCAACGTTTGAAAAATCAGGGAGTTCTTTCGAAAAAAGAACAAACGGGAATACTCTCAAAAAACTGCTTTTATGACACATTGACCCGGACAAATACACATCCAAGTTTTTCAAATCGCAAAGTATAAAACATAGAGATGCACATCCGTGCGTAACTACCAAAATAACTATTATGGCATACATAACTCCTGCAGAAATAACCACCCATTTAGGTGCCGAACAAATAGAAGCCATCAGTGATGGTGATGAAACTATGCTACAAGCTGCCATTAATGGTGCAATGGTTGAAGCTAAGGGATACCTATCGGCTTTCGATATGGCAACAGAATTAGCCAAGAATGGTGCAGCGCGTAATGCTTTGCTTATCATTTTCATTAAAGACATTGCTGTATGGCATTTCATCAATATTTGTAATGTAAACACTGATATTGATTTACGCGAAAAACGATATGATCGTGCAGTTTCATGGTTAATTTCCGTACAAAAAGGAAATGTAGTTCCTGATATAACTGCCAAAGTAGACGAATCAGGTGTAGCCGATAATCTTCCTTACAAAGTAACAAGTAATCCAAAACGTACTAATCACGTATAATCATGGCTAAAAGTACAACTAACCCTATCGGTTTTGATAAACCGTTACAAAGCACCGGCACAAAAACCGTGATGCAAACGCTTACAGTTCGTCCGGCTCGCGTTGAGACTGCTGATATTGGCACGTATTCAAATGCCATAAATTCAGCAAAAAACGGAAACCGAACGGCTTGGTTTAACCTGGTTGAAAATTTAATGACGGATGGCGTATTAGCTGATGCTATTGATAAGCTAGTTGAAGAGGTTACAGGTTCAGAAATTGCTTTCCAAATTGACGGCAAACAAGTAGATGTTATCAACGATATAATCGACACACCTGAGTTTGAAGACTTATTGAAAGAAATTGCTTTATCAAAAGTCTATGGACGAAAAGTTATTGAGGCGGGTTTTGTTCCCGGATTTAGTATTTATGCTTATCCGATGAAGAATTGCATTATCAAAAATATGGACAAGCCACTTTCGCAACGTGTGAAATTCATTGCTGCTAAAGAAGGTGATACATCAGGATATGATTATTCGAAAGATGAATTCATTTTTGAGGTTGGTAAAGATGATGATTTAGGATTGATTTTTCGTGCAGCTCAGTATGTAATTTACAAGCGTGGCAACTTTGGAGACTGGGCACAATTTGCAGAAATTTTCGGCATGCCTTTTTTATTGGGTAAATACAACTCAACCGATACCAATGCACGTGACCAACTTTTTGCGGCATTAAGTGAAATAGGTGGCAAGCCAGTTGCTGCAGTACCAAAAGAGTCGGATGTTGAGGTAGTACAAAACTCATCAAGCGGTTCGAGTGCGTTGTATAAGGATTTGAAAGATGCCTGTAACGAAGAGATATTGATTGCCATTCAGGGAGAAACAATGACTACTTTGTCAGGTTCGTCGCTATCTCAGTCAAAAGTTCACCAGGAAACTAATACCAAGAAGGGAAAAGCCCTGAAGCGTTACGTACAGCGCATGCTCAATAAGCACCTGGTCCCGCTACTAATCAAACGCGGTTATCCTGTAGTAGGTGGTAAATTCGTTTTCCCTAAATCAGCAACCGACATAACTGTTGACGAACTGGCAACGCTATCCGATATTATTGAAATACCGGCTGAATACGTGCACAATAAATTTGGCATTCCAATGGCAAAAGAGGGTGAAAAACTAGCTAAGAAGACACAAACAGCTACGCCTCCTATTCCTGACCCAACGCCACCCGATCCTGGTCCTGTACCACCGTCGCCATCTTCAAAAAAAACGACGGTAAAACTAGCCGACCAAGAAAATGAAAAACGAAACTTATTTTTAGAATTCTTTGATTTTTTCGTGGACGCCCGGACACCAAGGAGCCGGGCAAACTTGAACGCGAAATCGACGAACAATACAACCACCAACACTAGTTCTTGGATATCCCATTTTTTCAAGGGGACGAGCGAAGCGGAGGCGTTCAATTTAGCAGATAACTCTATCAATGTAAACGACCTTGTAAATCGTGCCATTCGCGAGTTGTATGATGATAAATCCAAGCGGGAGGAGTTGATTAACCGTAATCTATTTGAAGCTACTTATACGCCACTTGTTACGGCTATAGGCAAAGAACTTGCACCAACTAGCGATACTGAGTTTATTAGTCAGTTTCAGAAAAATACAGCTGTATTTTCGGCATTCAAAAACCATGTTCAAACAAAAGAGATGGTGGCATTGCTGGTTGACGAAAAAGGGAAATTAAAGCCATTCTATAAATTCAAAAAGGATGCGCTTAAAATTTCCGAAAAGTACAATGTAAATTGGCTTAAAACGGAATATAACCAGGCAGTTCATACGGCTCGGGTGGCAGCAAACCTAAAAAAGTTCGAAAAAACATTGCACCTCTATCCAAATTTGGAATATATAGAGACAACGGCAGCCGAACCGGATGGATTACACCTCACATACGTTGGTACTATTTTGCCATTTCATCACCCGTGGATGAAGCGTCACATGCCACCAAGCCGTTGGGGTTGCCAGTGCTCGGTACGCAATACGGATAAACCGGTTACTCCTGTTCCTGACGGAGAATATAATATCCCTGGCTTCGACAATAATGCTGCAGATACAGCACAATTTGTTGATATAAAGGAAACACCGTATTACAAGCATACAGATGCCGATTTACGCGATATGGTAGAGAAAGAAGCCGAACGGATAGCAAAGGAAATTCTGAAGGAAAAACGCCAACAGGCTTTACAAGCAACCAAGAAGCTGGTTGATAAAATTGTTACCAACAAAGAATCAGGGTTGAAAATTGAGTTTACCGTAAAAGGACTGAAAGAGGCTATCAACAATCCATTCTCCGCTTATCAGGCAAAATTGCAGGCAATGGATAGTATCGATAAGTTGCTAAAAAAAGCGAAGTATAAAGGTTCTGTACCGAACGATAAATCGAACACAAAACCTCATATAGTGAAGTATCATTATTTTGATGCCGAAATAGGTGGAGTACAGGCAATATTGGTAGTTAGTGAGGACAAATGGGGAAAGAATACATTTTATTCAATTACCGAAAACAAAAAAACAACCGAATAAAGTTTCACTTAGAGGATACAGTCCAATGCGCTGGCTTTAAGGGGTTGTTTTTCTTTTGCAAATATACAACCGTTTTTTATAAATTGTTCTACAAACTACACTTTCACTTCATATTTAACCAATATCAACTATAAAGATGGACATATCTGATTTTGCAGCACAATTCTCCGAAAAAATGAAAGCCGTTAATGACTTCATTCAGGGTGACGAAATAAAAGATATTATGGGCGTAGAGTCTGTAAACCATTATAAAGATAGTTTTAAGAACGAAGGGTTCACTGATAAGACACTTGAAAAATGGCAAGAAGTAGAGCGACGCAAACCCGCATCAGATTGGTATAATAAAGGGAAAGCATCGGCAGGACGTAAAATATTGAGTGGAGAAACAAAAGAACTGGCTCAGTCAACATCATACACCTACATCTCCGACGGCGTGCGCGTTACTAATGCTACACCCTATGCATCAGTACATCAAAATGGTGAAATGGCAAAGATATTTGGCAAAAAAGAGTTCACCATGAAAGCCCGTCCATTCATAGGAAAATCGGCTGTGCTCAAAGAAAATATTGAAACTAAAATAGTTTCAGAAATCAAAAATATACTAACTAAATAGCCCCTTTTAGGGGGTTGGGGGTCATAACATGAAAACAATATACAAAGCCGTAAGAGCTAAGCTAAAAACTGACATCAGCGATTTTAAATGGATAGATGAAGACTTTGGGCAACTGAATACATCATCAGGTCAACGGCCTGCATTAGCGTTCCCATGTGCACTTATTGGTATCAAAATATGCGATTGTAAAGATATCACAGATAAATCGCAATCATGCAAAGGTACCGTTACTGTGCGTATGGCCTTCGACCCACTAATGAAGAATACTAATTCAAAGGTAGATAATGAAACGCTTGATAAATCACTTTCACCTTACGACACAATTGCGAAAGTGTACGCATGTTTGCAAGGTTTCGAAACAGAATCATTCAATGCGCTAAGCAGACGCAACCAGGGCGATGAAAAACGCTCTGACGGACTATTTGTTTATACCATATCGTTTGCAGTAGAATTCGAAGATAATACGGCAGAATAATTCCAAACAAAAAAAACCATTTCGTTATAATCAACGAAATGGTTTTTTTGTTTAAATATGTATTTTACCAATTATTATCCTGTTTAATTCCTTTTTCAATTCTATCTATAAAACCGGTAAAAAAGGTATTGAAATCAATAACCGTTTTTTCAATACATGAGCTCATAAATGGCATATTTTCAACTGGGTTTTCAACAGTCATAAAATGATAATACAAATCTGTAAGAGTGTACTTATATCTTCCATCCTTAAATTGTAGCGTTAATGTAAAATTATAAGTTGTATACTCATCTTCTTTCAAAATTCCTTTTAAAACCAATGATGTATTTACCACATCAGTTTGTATAACAGCTCCAGCACTTCCAAAGTTAGATGCCACCCAAACTTTTGCATTGCTATAAATAGTTGACGCACTATAATTACCTACAACAACTCCCTCATAACATACTTTTTTATCTTTAATTGGAATTAATCCACAAATTGTATCCATCTGTGCATGTGCCAATAAACTGAATACTGTTACGACTAAAATTAATACGAGTTTTTTCATAAATCTATTTTTAAGTATTTTGCAAAAATAAAGAGTTTCCCTGAATAAACAAGCAAAACCACTAATTAATTAGGAGAAAACGAAATTAGTCAAATAATTTCAGTTGGTTCGGGTCGTCATCCGGCTTTTCGTTTTCGGCTTCAATTTCATTCATATATCGCCAAAACGTTCGTTCTGATATTCCCGTTACAGGCTTTATTTTGTTGCGATAAATAGCCAACTTACACCTATCCTGTCTACCCGGCTCGTAGTCGGCTCTTAGCATACCTTTTACTCGTTCCGCACTTAGATGCGTACTTTTATGCTTTTTTCGCTTTGCCATTTAATCGGTTTTTAATTGGTATTTAAAAATTACAAGAATCCGTCGCGGATTGCTTTATCCTCTCTCGTTATCGGCACTCTATCAATTATCATCTCGTATATTTCATCCCAGTGCGGAAGTGGTTTAAGTAAACCCCTATCATCTATTACCATATCGTGAAATACTTTTCGAGTGTCAACACCTCCATATTCAGCTATATTAGCAGGACAACCATTATTATAACTATCGAATAAAACTCCATTTTCACCAAGAAACTGAGCAGCTTCTGCAAGTTTTTTACCATTTCTATTTGTCCATAGAATTAAATAATAACCATCCTTTTTTAGTTTCAGTAGATTCTCTTTTGCTCCTGGTTTAAAATCCCCAATTTCGGGGAAACGGTCTTCTACAATTGTTCCATCAAAATCTATTGCTAAAATCACTCCCATACATTTATTTTTTAAGTTCTCTTTTAAGTTCTGATAGCTCC